CTTTATTCCATTCTTCAATGCCTTGCTGCATCCATTTAGGTAATGCTTCATAGGCAAGCTGTATTCTTCCAAGAACCTCTCTTGCTGCATCTCCCTTGTTTGCCAATATAGCAACAGTCTTAAATTCATTAAATAAGATGTAGTGTAATATAACTGCTACTGCTGTTGTTGTTTTACCTGCCTGTCTTGATGTGAGTACAGCAACACGCCTAGAGTCAGTAATTTTTCTTGTGATATCTTTTTGGTAATCATACATATCCATTGGAATTAATCCGTGGTCAACATGTACAATTTTTATATAATTCTCGGCAAAGTAAACAGGATCTTCAGCACACTTCATATACTCTTTGAGCATTTCAGGAGTAAACTCAATTTGCTCACCAATCTTTTTGAGATATGAGTTGCCGAGATAACCTCTATCCATTCTCGTTGTCACCTTTTATCATTTTTAATAAATCTGCAGTTGAGACAATTAAATTATTATTGGTTACATTCGTTGATGGAGATTCTTCTTCCTTAGCGTATCTTTTCTTTGTTGACATTTCAACATAATCTTTGTTTGCATCAAGTAATGTTTTCATTAAGGTAGATACAACTTCAAAGGCTCGAGGAGATTCAGATTGCTTTGCGATTTCAACCATTTCTTTAACAGAATCATCACCAAGATTAATAATATTCTCAATGTTTGCTTTTGCTAATTCAATGTCTTTTAAATTTTCTTCTGCTTCTTTACTTATAACTGCAGGAGGTTGAACTACACTTTCTTGCGGTAAATTCTTTACGGAATCTACACTTTCTGCAAGTTCAGCATCTTCATTAGTCGAAAAAGAATTCATTGGAAGGTCAGGAAGTTTCTCTGGATTTAATCTATCCAAAGCTTCTTGCTTTTCTTCTTCGGCTTCTTGTAAAGACCTCATATTTAATGCTTGTGCTATTTTGTCATCTTTATCTTTCATAGTATTATTTATCCCTCAGAGGTCATCTTCCAATCACCATCGTTATTTACCCAAGTACAAGATTTCCTTAATGCTGAAGTACTAAAGCGGTGATCACGTTTATTAAAGAAGAGTTCAATATCTTTCTTTCTACAAATATCTTTTCCTGTAAATTCTTTATCACGATATTCTTCACCTAATATACGAACATTAATTCTATATAGTTCTAATATATCAATTAAGTCTTGTTCAGTTGCATAAGGAATAATTTCATCAACATAGCTTACTGCCTTTAATTGAGTATATCTTTCAACGATAGTTTGAATAGGTGGGTTCTTTTCTTTAGGTCGGTCAGTCGCAGGATTCAATTGTAATCCTACCATTAAATAATCGCATTGTTCTTTTGCATCTCTCAGCATTTGAACATGCCCGGAATGTAGTAAGTCAAAGCTACTACAAGTAAATCCAATTTTCATAATATTATTCCTTCTTAACTAGGTTCTGTATCAGATATATTTCCGATATATTCCCAGTCGTCATCAAATTCAATTAAGCTATAATCAACGGTTTGTGTAATGTCATCAGTTGGCGTATTATTTGCCAACATTCCTGGTTGTCCTGTTTGGAATTCTTCAAATGGAGAATTCGCTGTTATGTCAGTTGCATAACGAACATCAACAAATTTAATTGTACCCTTATCTCTTTCAGGACCAAAGAACCATCCTTTCATTGTAAAGTTAAGCGTATATAAAATACTTCTTCTTTGTGTAAATGCTTCTTCGTATAAATCTTCTGCATTAACACTACTTAAAATAAGTGGCACATCAATTGGTTCTAATCCATCAATTAAATTCACAGTGCTTGTAAATTCTGGATTAAAGAAAGGTAAAATTTGTTCTAATAATTTAACAGCATCTTCGTTATATTTTGCCATTATGTATAAACTGAATCCCATATTATACGGAGTCCCAGAATATACATATCTTCTATTTCCGTTGTCTTCATCAACGGCAGTCTTTCTTAACTTTCTTGTAGGAGCAACTTTTCTTTCTGTGTCGTATTCAAATGAAGTTAACTCAAATGCCATACGAGGTAATGTCATAGCATAAGGTTGCCCTGCGATTGGATTTCCGTTTGCATCAAAACTTGCACCACCTAATATAGCAGGATCTTGGTCAAGTCTTGCTAAAATCTTTTGATATGGTCCATAAGAAATAGGTACAATCTGTCTCTGATTGAGAGTCCCATCAGTACTTGTTCTGCGAACTTCTAATTGATTAAAGTATGTACCAAATAAGGCAACATATTTACGAATCGTAGAATTATAAAAGTAATTTGCTATTGCCATTATGAGTCACTTATTGATATGTTTTCGCTAAACGGATCCACTTCAGAGAAGTCAATAATTCCATCAGCCTCTAATTCAAAATTTAGATTTCCTGCGTTATCGTCCGTTGCTGCAAGTGCAGTTAATGTTGCATTATTTGCATCAACAATTATGTCCGTATTATAATCAGCAAAGTAATTATCAATTTCTGCGCGGCCTGTATTAAACCTTTGATTGCTGTATTCTATTAATTCACATGTCATATCAAATACTTGCGTCTTACCCATTTGATAGAATACACTTTCATGTTCAACAAACTTAATTTCAAAAATCTTTTCATTGAGTGGAAAGTAAATTAAATCACCTTCTCTTGGACGAAGCAAGTCAACAACTTCTCGAGTCACATGTCTTTCAAAAGTTCTGTTAGCAACAGTAAGAGTTAATTGGTCTCTTATTTGTAAACCAAACTTAGAGAGGAAATCACCTTCTCCTTCAAACCCTTCATTATTTTTAACATAAACTTCAAACTCAAATGTTTCGTTATATTCAGGAAAGTCGTCTTCGTTAAAGATCTTATCACGACCTTTAATTGCTCTACTCATATAAATGACATCAACGCCGTACTGCCTGATAGATTCAATAACTAAATCATCAATCAGTTCTTGCTCTGAAACTCTAGAGTAATTGTTGAAGAATACATTCGTCGCCATTTACTTATCCAATATAATTGTAACTGAGAGGTTGTAAATTATTCACTGCTTCTTCTTCCATTAATCTTCTTTCCTCTCTTGCATCAGATAAGATCTGCTCTCCATTAAAAGATACACCACCTACAAGTTGCATACCTGAAAATTTTGTTAAGTTTGAACCCCACTGCTCTTTAACTAAGGCAGTAGCATAATTTTGTAACCAACGATCTGACCATACATCTGAATATGTTGAAGGGTCGATTACATCATAAGCTTCAATAATAATGTATTCACCAACTACAAGCAATCCTGGGTCAGTGTCAAGATATAATCTATTTACATGTTTATTATAACGAATCATCGGTTTACCTACAAGCATTTCTTGTAAGAACTCTAAATGAGACATTGACATATAATAGTTTGTGATGTTATATCCAGTAATATCTTCAAGGTTATTTAAAACAAACTGATACTGAACATTAAAGATACCTGAGCCTGTAGAAATACTTGACTGCATATTAAAGATTCCAGAAATACCAAGTATTCCTGTAGGCAAATCTATATAACCGTTGTCTTTATTCTCTTGAGTAATTTGATGTTTCATATAAACAAGTTGACTTCCGTTATAATGATAATCTCTCCAGAAATCTACAGCTTCATCAACACGGTCGTCTATTTGTTCATCTGACACATTAATATCAATGACAGGAGCTCCGAGCTTACGAAGTAGCCAATCTTTGAATTGTTCTCTTGTTGTTGGTTGTGCCATTTTAATTTACTCTATTATTGTTATTATTTATCTTTAGTACGAAGCGTTAGCATACGCAGAAACTTTTAACCTTGCCTTATATAGTAACGTATCATTGTAACCTTGAATTCCTTTTACCCAACATTCAATTGTATGATCTGTCCACTTTCTTGAATCTTCTGTTCCACCTGCTTGCGCACTTGCCTGATTATTAATATTTACTCTTATTCCAACACTATCGTTCGGTACATCAATTCCTGACTGACCACCAATATTGTGTAAACTAAACCAAGTATCATTTGTGTAAGTACCTAATGATTGAGGAGCACCTGATGATGCACCATTGTAATGATATCTTAACATTGAAAACTGATGAAACCCATTACCTGTTGTTTGAATAGTTGACAAAGTATGTTTAATTTTGATTTGGTCGGCAGGACCAGGATAAGTTTCTCCTGATATAGCGGAATCGTTAAAGTAGTGTATTTTAGTTCCAGTAGAACCGTGTGCTTGAGCAACACCGGCAGTAGTAAAAGAATCAAAATCTTCTTGTGTACTATCTCCAGTTGCGGAACTACTCATATTGGTTGTCCTAACTGTTAAACCGCCGCCAGCAATATCATATAAAAATTCAAAGTCAAGGTCAACATTTACCGAGCTTCCGGCGTCTTGTCTAAATGCAAAGTAATCTGCATCCACTGTTGTAGATGGGAATTGCCTGTGAGTGACTGTTCCTGCTGGATAATCGTTTCCTCCAACTCCACCTGAGCCCGCAGTATTTTGACCACCTGCGATTGTATTAAATGAATGTGATAATGCCATGTTTTCCTCTTATGCTGTTCCGTTAGTTTCCCAATAATAATAACCTGTTGCTACAATATTAGACCCATTTGAAGTTGAAGAAATTTCTATTTTCATTAATCCTTCTAATGTACCAACATTGCTTCTTGGCCCAGCAACTCTATATCTAAATTGTCTATTGCTTGTTAATGGAAGCCATGTATTTAATGTATCACTATCCGATGTACTAAGATTGATTGCGAAAGTCAGCTGTCCGTTATCGTTTTGTGCTCTAATATAGTATGTTTGTGAAGGTGTAATATTATTCCAACTAGATGTACTATATGTCCAATATCCTGTTTGTCCGAATGCAGAACCATTCGTATATTTGTCAATATTTCCATCGGATCTAAATCTCATACCAAAAACACAATCTGCAGTCACAGGCATAGACGTTGTTGTATCATCAGCTGCTGAACGGGTATTACCTGTTCCGTGTAATGAAATTGATTCTGTTGGTGTACTACCTGTAAATCCTACAGCTGACGCACGAATATCATTTGAGGCAACATACAAGAAAGTAATTTGCCAATGCTGATAAGTACTCCATGTTGGTTCTGAATTATTTTGCCAATTAATATCTGAAGGAAATGTTGGAGCATAAGGTACTGAAGATGTATCTAAAAGCAACATGCAAGTTTTGCCAGTTGCACCACCTGTAGTTGTAAATGTTGTTGCCGCACCCAAAGTACAAGTCATAACTGGAGTTGCGAAGTTAATATTATTTGTTGTTACGACTACAGTTGAATGAAGATCATCGTAACTTGAACTTCTTGTATCTGCCACATTAATTACTTCAAAATTATCATCAATTATAGTTGTTCCGCTAATTTTAATCGCCACTTGATGCTCCTACTAATTGTTCCTTACATTTAGCACGTTCAGCTTGGTCTAATTCTTCATCACCATGATATGGTGCAAGCATCCATACTTGTTCTAATTCATTATCAATGGGGTTCCTTACAATGAACCAATAATTAATTACTCCGTTACTTATGTAATCTCTTTTGAAATCAATTTCCATTTAGATATCCCCTCGCTTAGCGTAATCACCACTAACAGTGAATGTGTTATCTCCAGCTTCGTTAAACACCTCAAACGAACCGTGTTCAGTTTCAATATAAACTGTATTAACGTTTCCTTCGTTATATGTTTTACTTCCTTCATAATCTTCTGCCAATATCCATTCAATATCACCATCTTTATCAACTAATATTGGGTGATCGTTTGTAATTTCCAACCAATCATCTAGTAAATAGAATCCTTCACGTGGATGGTCTTTAATAATATTTACAACTTTTGTCCAACCAGAATTTGACCAAATCTTATCACCAATTTCAATATCGTAAACTCTATTTAATGTTGCCGATGTTGTTTCCTGTAATACTTTGACTAACATATCATTTGTTAGACATACAGATGGACTTCCAGTACTTGAAGCAGACGTGAATACATTTATTTTTATTTCCTTAAGTAATGTATCAAGGGATGTTGCATCTCTACCATATATACTTAATGTTCCTGCTGTGTTGTAAGCATGCGTTTCTTCATTCGATGCGGTTGGCCCAGGATGATTAATTACTAAAGTAATACCAGTGCTCATGTCATTTGCTGACGTTTTCCAACCAGAATCAGTTGACCCAGTACCAACAGCACTTCCATTAAAAGTTCTTAAAGCTGCAACTTCTCCA